TCTGTGAAGAACTCTATGGGCGTTACCCTTCTAGTTTACAGGTGTTAAGGCTGAATCAACCTAAACTTAAGCATCTCTAAATCAATCTCTTTGTCACCCATCTTGGGAATCTCTTCAATATTTATTTTATTAATCTCTGCTGACTCTGCTTCCGCACACTCATTACAGCGACAACCTTGTCTGTAACGCACCCATGTGCCATGTTGACGCATGATGCTTGCTTTAGGATGCTCTACAGTGAGCGCTGTTCGTTCTTGTGGTGTGAGACCGCCCCACATTCCCCACTTCTCTTCCACTCCATCGTCTAAACATTCTTTCCACACAGGACATTGACGACATACTGCTTTAGAAATTATGTAGTAATTATCTGGTACGTCAGTGTCTAATGGCGGATACCAAAGGTCAATGGCTCGGTCTTTGCAAAGGGCATCAACACGCCAGTCCTCTGCGAACTGTGGCAATTAAAACTCTTCCGTTGGAACTTCATCGTGGATGCGCTTGTCACGAATCGGACGAATGGTGTTTTCAATAGCGGTGTATATCGCTGTACTCATGCGCTCTACTTGCTCATTCATCTTTTCAATCTGTCCGAGAAGGGCAACAACCTCACCTGACAGGCGTTTGTTTTCTACAGCCAATTGAAGGATGTTGTCCCAGTTATCTAGCAAAATCTCTGCCATGGACAACTCAGCCTGAGCCGAGAACTCTTCCAATGTAGGTGTTGTTTCTTGCTTTACAATCTGTGGAATCATGCTGAGGGCATAAGACATGCGCTTGCGCTCACGCTCTAACTCCTGTTGCATCGTCCAATGGTTTGGCTCACTGGGGTTGTATATGTAGCGTGGGTCTTTATTTGACATCCACTCATTGTAATAGTCGTGGTTGTTGTACATCATTGAAGACCCTCTTCCTGCACTTCGCAATCCCAACCGCAGGCGCCATAACCAATAGCGTCAGTCCAGTGGTCACGCTTTTCAGGAGTCCATGAGAGTCGGGCGATCTTGAGAAGCATCATCATGACAGCCACGTCATGTGGTTTGATCTGCACTTCTTGACGGCGGTCAATAATGCGCCGAAGGTAAGTGCTCCACAAGTCTCCTGTGGTGGCAAAGTCATCAATTGGATCGCCGTAGTCGGCGTCTCGGACACCATTTACTAGGTGATCGGCTTCCGCCAAGATGTTGGTACGGTTGGTGGGATTACTAGTCATGGTGCACCTCGCTGTTGGGTTGCGGGAATTATAGAGGTGCGTGAGCGGTTCTGTCAATTATCTTCGGATAGATCCAAGATATCTGAGTACATGGAATTGGTCGCATTTGGTCCCATTCCGCCACCTTCTAGCATGCGATTGGATTCTCCAGCCTTGGCTCCAAATAATCTAGATAAAACTCCGCTGGATCCTCGTGCTTCCATCTCTAAACGGATGGTGTCACGGGTGTCTGAGATGTTCTTGAAGCGGTCAATCAAGTTGAACAAGCGATCCATTTCGTTGGACAACGCTGGGTCAAGACCTTGACCTTCTAGTTCTTCAGCAAAGCGAGCGAACATCACACGACCTACTTGCATCTCTAACAGGGCACGCATCGCCGCCTGTAATTGATCCTTTGTGCGGATCTCAATCGGCAAGTTAAATGCACATTCTGTGTTTTCTTTAAATGAAGGACATCTACTGCTCAAATAGCAATTATTGCATTGGCGTAAAGGGTTCGCATTGTAACGAATTACGTTCACTTTTTCAGGGTCAATTTCTATTGATTCCCCTTGATTATCAACGGTTTGCGAGCCAAAGGAGGTGATTGTTTCCATACCCATTACTGGTAGCAATACACGGTCACTCTCGTGCCGCTTGTTTGGTACGTTGATAGCAATAGATGACCCCCCTGAAACCGCTAAAGTGGGGGTATGTGGTTTAGGGTCAATAGCAATTATTGACCCATCTTCAGTACTACTGATCTCTTGCTCGTCATCGTCATTCATAGGGTCATAGCCCCCAAAAGTATGGGTCTCCCACTGGCGCCATGAAGCGATAGCGAGGGTACCGATTGCGGATACGTTGTCATCCATTACAGCATCAAAGTCAATACCGAGTCGGATGATGTCCGCTCGGTGCTTCTTTCGTGAAGACTCTTTCTGTTGTGCTGGGTATCGGCGCAAGCCGTGACCGTCCCACACCTGTGTCTCGCCGTAACGGATAGCGCTCGTCCATGATCCCACGATTACGGTGTCCCATGGGATGCGCTCAATCAGATCGGGCTTAGATGTAATGCCGACTAACTTGGCACTCCAGCGCTGTTGTATGGACGCTATGCGCCCCACATTGCGTCCTGTGACCGCCTTGTCGCTGATCGCAGCACGACCGTACTTCTGGCACAGCCATGTCAGGCGCTCCAGATCTTGCTCGTCATTCCATAGCGGGTAGTACTTATCACCCAGCCATGTCCCGTCATACTCAGGACGACCAATTACAATATGTATATTATCTGCGTGATCCCGTACGAACTGGTCAAATCGGCTTGTGTCCTCATCGTTCTCGGATGTGTACACAATGACCTCGCCACCTCCGAAGAGCACGCTGAGGTCTAGTTCTTTCTTCTTGGGGATCGGAAAGTGGGTCAGGTTGATGGCATGACGCTCTACCCCAGCGTCAATGAGCATCTTCCGATACGTCCCCTTTTCCGCTCCGCCAAAGAAGACTTTCATTCGTTTGAAGGAAGTTCTTCCCAGCCAGCCTTACGCCATACTGACGGGCTGTGGTTCTGCTCTACGAGCATCGCCTCAAGATCGTCTACATAAAGACGCAAGATATGAATGCAAGGGTCATCGCCCTCGTCCCATGCGCTGTCTTCGTCCTCGGTGGATGGTAACCCATCATGTGTTGAACACACAGGAGGACCGACCCACTTATTCTCTAATCCCATTTTAAGCCATGAGTCAAAATCCAATTTAGACATCGCCCCAATTCCTTTCCGCTCTTGCAAGAGCCTGCTTCTCAGTTTCTTCTACAATCTCGCCCCACTCTTTCTTAAAGCGGGACTCAGACCATTCAGGTCTAACGGTGTGTGGCACCGTCATTAGCAGTGTAGGGATTCCGTTATGGGCTACACGGGCTATGACATTTGGGTCAACGTCAATGTACCAGTTGATGCGTCCATAAACAGCGTGCAGATTACTAATTCTTGCAACCTTGGCTTCAACAGTGTTTTCAGGAATAAAATCAACCGTTGATGCTTTAAAGTTTTCACGCTTCAACCAACTAAGCAAACCCTCTTGGTTTTCTACGCCATGAGCAAACACCACCATTCGTCCGCTGTATGCAGGGAACAATGTGTTCCATAGTTTCCGACCCTCAGGTGTTGGTTGCCTTGCTCCGACATCATCACTTACTGGGCTAGGTACCGAAAGGACATCTAGCGACAGGATAATCATCAGTCGTAGAGACCCAACTCAATTCGTTGACGGTGCGTGTAGTACTCGGCGGCTGGGCAGTACATGCAAAGATACTGGCGCTTATCTTTAGGGACACCAACCTTGCGACCGACTGTCTTGTCGTCTGCACACCAGTCAAGACAACCTTGCTTAGGACGGTTATGTCGGTTAAAGCACTTGAGTGCATCTACCTTTAACTCGTCACGAGTGTCACGGATGTAGACGTCATTCTTTTCTAGTTCACTCTTGACGGCTGTCTCGGTGTCTAGTTTCTTGGCGGTCTCTTCATCTGTGCGGAAGATAATGGCGTTGCAGTCTTGTGGGTTTGGAACCTGTGCGTTGTGACGGTCACAGAGTTCACGCAACTCTTGGTCATACTCCGCAGGTCCGTCATACGGCTTCATCTTGTACATGACACCGTGTGTTTTGCATACCAAAAGACGATGCGCTTGATCATTGGACATGTTGTGCTCCTAACTTCGGTCTAGCCGAAGCCTACTATAAATTATTCCGTGTCTGTTCTGCCGTACAAAGGTTGCATAGTCAACAAGCCATCATTGCATGATTTACACAAATGGGCTGTGAGATGCTCAGGGCTTTCTTGCTCTGTATCGCAGTGGACACAGGTGCGCTTATAGTCCTTCTTGTTGACCGAAGGGTTGCCTCTAAACGCCCGATAGTCGGGACGCATGTTATTGGTGCAGGTGTGCTTCGGGAGCGTTAGCCAAAGGGGTGCGCTCTACTATGCCGTATTGTGCTTGGAGTTCCATAGCACGCACTGAAGCGTCAGTTGGATCAAGGTCACCACCACGGTCTGGTGTGGTGCTCTTAAACTTACCGTCCTTGGCGCCGAGGCGAAGGTCGTTGTTCATTGAGCGGGTTTCGTTTACAGCCATAGTATTAATCCTATCATTTTTATTTAAGAAAATCTGGGGTGTTTTGTTCGTTTAGTGATTGACGAATCCTGTTAATAGCCTCTGTGCCCATTGTCCTACGTTGTGAACGGGTCTTTGCTGGAGTCTTAGACGTTGCTGTAGGTGTTGGTTGACGTGCTGCTTTCATCTGAGCCACTCCAGCAACAGCACTTTGTTGCAGTGGAGTCAATGGTGGGCGGGCAGGTGCAGGAGTTCCTGGTGCTGGGAATGCTTGGTTCTGCGATGGAGTTCCAAATGGCTGTACTCCTGGCGCTGGTGGTGGCATTGCTTTACTAGGCAATGCTGGTGCAGGGGACTTTTGAAAAGCGGCTTGATATTGTGCTCGGTTAGCAAGTCCTACATACTGACTATAAAAGTTCTGACCAGCCTGTTGACTCTGTTGAGCCTTCTGTGCTTGTGCTTGACGGTTCAGGTTTCGGTTAACAAACCCTTGTCCAATTGCATTAACAGCATCGGCAGTAGCGCCTGGTTTGGTGCGGGTGTCACGAATTTCTCCACCACGCCACGCCTGTTGTACGCCAGCATTTGGTGCTTGATACTTGTTTTGCGAAGTACGATTACCCTGCTTAAATTCGCCCTGCATCCATGATGGTGTGCGGTTTAGGTAACTCGCATTCATTGACTGCCAGCGAGAGGTGCTTAAGTTACCAATGTAGTCACTGTCATTGTCAGCCATAGTTACATCCCCAAACTTTGCATTGAATAGCGACTAGAACCTGAGAAGTTGTCTTCCATGAATGTACCATCACGGAACATTACAGGAGCGCCAGAAACCCATGAACGGTTTGAAGCCGCATAACGGTCAATGTTCAGTACATCCATGATGCCCATTGTTTGTTTTTCAAAACCACGGTTCTGCGGGAACACTTGCTGTGGGTACACAGGGCGAATCTTGCGAATGGTGTCTGGATCAGATATGGCGTTCTGCAATGCCATGTCAACGAGCATCTCGGTGTGAGACTGCCACGGGCGTGAAGGTGGGACTTGTTGAGCCATTATTTAATCGGTTTTCCTCTGAAGGATGGATTGTTGTTTTCGTCCCATGAGAACATTGGCTTCTTGGCAACTTGTC